AACGTAAAAGCATTTCCCATGCTTGACACCATGTGTAGCTCCAGCTGCTCACCGTTCGGAAGTTCGGTGAGAGGGCTGCGTGAAAGAACCAACCACCTCAGTATTTCAGGTGGTAGAATTTCTCCTAGCAATTTAAGCGACACACTGTCTGACGCACTTGATAGGTCAATGGTCGAATAACCACCACTGATACTACCAGTCTGCGCCAGCCGTCTATTGAGCTCGGGCTGATGAGATAGATTGATTCCAAATTTCCTCACCAACACGTTCTCTAAAACGGCACCAACACCTTTCTGAACAAACATGTTCAAGACAGGCTCGGTACAGATACTCCTACTAATCTCTTTAGTTTTAGGGACGTAGGATAAACGGTTGCCTGGCACCACGCGGCAAGCCCCATAATTGTGGTACCTCTGCATTTCTGCCGAGATCCACGTGGGGTTTGATCGAATGGCCTGTCGGTATAAACCGTAGAGCTCGCTAGATGTACTGCTGAGGCTGCTGTCAAAGAGCTTCGTATAGAAGTTATAACAAGCAACATCTACGCTAGCACCTGGACCAGTGATTCCACCCTCCAAAAAATCGGAGAAAGTGTAGTTGTGGTCAGGACCGCTGAAGAAACAAGACTCAATAAGGCTTTTGACCTCACCAATGACCTGTTCCTCCTGTGTCGTATTTGCTTCCAGGTTGAACGTCCGGCACCTTGAGTTAGCAGTAACAAATAGCTCAAGGCACTTTTCGTCGGCATCTGGTGCCTTCTCATCTTGGAATTTCTTCCAGAACGAGCGGCGAAGCCATTGACGGCACGCGGCGTCTATAGTCATGTCAGAAGTTAACATGACGTCGACGTTTTCTAAGTCGAGCTGCAGTGCTGTTTCAAGTTCAGCGTAACTACGCATGAAGATATCTCCAGTAAATCTGGACCATGCATTGAAACTCAAATCACACTCCCGCCAAAGGACGCGGGTTCAGCAATTGAGTGCATGATCCAGCCAACCAAACTGCGGAAATAAGGGCTTCGCTTTCGCGATTTACCTTTACATAACACCACTAACTGCGGAATCCCCGAGAGCAGCACTAAGCTGCCAGAGGGCCCCGATGTGGGCGGCGATTGCCGCACGCACGTTAGCGTTGTCTGCAGTGTCCGCGCCCGCTGGGATGTCAAAAGTAGTACTGACATTCATCAGCGAGAACGGTTGGCCGGCGAGAGGCGTCACACCCTTGCGGGTGATAGCCTTCCACTGGTTCTTGGGCACACTGGCCAGAAGGCCAGTAACAGGGTTAATCTGACCGAGAGCTTTGAAAGCTTTCGGCCGGACGAACGTCACCGTGAAAGGTGATGCCACCGAATGTATGGTGACTCCTGTTTGAGTGCCACCCAAGGCGGAAACAGCAACCTGCTTACCGTTGGTGTCGGGCGCAATGTCCGTAACCAGGGTATAAGTAGGCGATGTAAAACCCGTTTGGGCTCCACCCGTTAAGGGTGAGGATAGCGTAAGTCCTGCCATTATAAAACTCCTAAAAGGAGAAGAAGCCAGGCGCGCAAACCAAACCACCG